TGAACGTTACCTACCTTCTTCGGCTATTAAGTCTCTTAGTGCTAGTGAGTACGCAGCCACTTCTAGAGCAAAACGAAAAGGCACTAAGGCAGGTAAGCAGCATGTGGCTCAACCTAAGAAAATTGCAAAGAAAACGAAGTCCCACAGATAAATGCCTTATTTAACAAGTAGCATTCCTCACTTTAAAGCGTGGGTTAGAAGAGAGTATACAAAAAACTTAGAGGAGTATCATGGAGAGTTCCTACATTGCATGGTCATTGGCATCACTACTATGCCAAACAGGACTCTCAGCTTTCAAGTTATTTTTACAGGCTGCGAGTCTGATGATAATGATAGCCCCAATATACATGGTGGTGCGATGTGGGCTAGGTTACCTCTTGTAGCACTTGTAGCAGATACACCGTTAGAAGAATGGCCTCAAGAGTTACCACCTTATCTAGCACAACCTTGGGATTGTATGTCGCACCACCACAGTGTGTATAAGTTAGAAAGAGCAACTCCAGCTCCTTGGATAGCCAAGGTAGACGGAGAGTTCTACCCAGCTAAATATTATTTTACAGTAGACTACACAGACAGTGAAGTTGCTGACGATCCAGCCCAACATAAACAGTCTCACGTATTAGAGTTGTTAGATGCTGGTAACTATACTGGTAACATTGTTGCGTTGCCCAATAACAGAGTGAGAGTAACTCACCCAGCTTGGTTTGAAACAGGAGAAGGTGCTCCAGACTTTAAACCTAATCAACATACATACAACTCGAAAGAACACGTAGACTATGTTTGGGATACGCAACGAGTGTTTAACAATTTATATAGTGAGGAAGAATCATGAACATGAAGAAAAAAGGATACGCTGCTGGCGGTCTTAAAATGGTAGAAAAGGGTGGAAAGAAAGTTCCATTCTATGCTGCTGACGGTAAAGGTAAAATGAACAAAGGCGGTATGAGCATGAAGAAAAAAGGTTATGCTAAAGGTGGTGCTGGAATGAAAAAGAAGGCATACGCTAAAGGTGGTAAGGTTGCCATGTATAACCAAGGCGGCATGGTTAAGTCTACAGGTACAATGAATACTGGCGTTAAGACTGCCAAGAACACTTACAAGTAAGGAACAACAACATGGCTATGTCACTTCGTACATATTTAAATAATCAGATAAAAGAAAAAGGTTCTAGCCTTACTAAAGAAAAAGCTAAGGCTGGTAAATACAAAAGTATTGCTGCAGCTAAAAAAGCTGGAGCACTTTACTATACTAACAAAGATGGTAAAGTAATGGCAGCTGTTTATGCAGAAGATCTAAAGAAAGCTGCACCTAAAAAACTCGGTGCAGGTACACAACCAAAAGTTACAGCTAGAACTCTTAGCAGTGTTAAAGGTGGTCGTGGTGATAATAAAAATGAAGTTCTAATAAGACGTGCTGAAATTGCAATCTCTGCTGGAACTGAACCTAAAAAACCTACAGCTAAAGTTAAACCTAAGTCTAGACCTACAATAACACAGTTAAAAGCGGAGCAAAGAAAACTTCGAACAAAGATAGCTAATGCTAGACAAAAAGGTAAAGATGATAAAGCTGCATCAGCTAGAATCAAACAACTTACCACTATGATTAATAAGTTAAAGTAAGCTAGATGGCTATAGTTTCGACAGCTAAGTATTTTACTAAGGCAAAAGATTTATCTACTACATCGGGTGGGGCAAGCGGTGACGTGATATACACTTGCCCTAACAATTTTATTTCGTTAATAAAGTTTTTACATGTATCCAGTGGTGCATCTTCTACAAAGAAGTATAGTGTTCAATGGTATGAAGCTGCAACTACAACATATCATTTTATTATGGATGAGCACAGTGTTGCAGGTCACGGTATTGAAGAAGTTATTGAGGGAGGAGCATTTCTTGCACTAGCTGCAGGTGATAAGATTATAGGATTCGAAGAAGGCGGCTCTGACTTTCATGTAATACTATCTGGTGAAGAACACTATCAACCAACTTAATGCATAACGGGGTTGCATTATTATCTATAGTATGTTATAACTAATTGAATATAACTACTCCTGCCTAGTTAGGGCTAACATTTAAAGGAGTAGAAAATGTTTAAAGCATATTGTGACCGAATCTTAAAAGCAATCCAAGTATCCCAACAAAGACGAGCAGACTATCAAACACTGATGAACCTAACTGATCGTGAACTTAAGGATCTAGGAATTGGTAAGTCCGAGATAAGAGAAAAAATTTATGGCGAAAGAACTTACTGAAAAACAACAAGCATTTTTAAACGCATTGTTTAATGAAGCTAGAGGCAATCCTGTTCAAGCTAAGAAACTTGCAGGATATGCCGATGGCGTGTCTACAACTTCTGTAATGGCCCCACTAAAGGAGCAGATTGCAGAAAAAACTAGAGATTTTATTGCAACAAGTGGACCAACAGCTGTGTGGTCTATGATGCATGTACTAGAAAACCCCACCGACTTGGGCAATAAAGAGAAAATGGCAGCAGCTAAAGACTTTCTAGACCGAGCTGGCTTTGTAAAAACAGAAAAAGTCGAAGTAAGATCGGAAAGTCCTTTGTTTATTCTGCCACCGAAAGCAGATGAAGACTAAAACTTGGCAGTTACCTAAGCCTGAGAAGGTAGATAACGAATATGAGTGGGTTCCAGTAGTAAGAATTGGTAGAACTATACCCTTTGGCTACAAACAAGACCCAGAAGATGCAGATATTCTACTGCCAATACCAGAAGAACTAGAACTTTTTGAAGAAGCTAAGAAACATTTAAAGAGATATAGTTATAGAGAGGTATCTGCTTGGTTAAGTACAACCTCTGGTAGAATGATCTCCCATGTAGGCTTATTTAAAAGGGTAAAACTTGAACAAAGACGTAAGAACGCAGCTTCAGTCCAAGATTTCTATGCCCAAAGGTACAAAGCGGCAGCAGAAAAGGCGGAGAAGCTCGAAAAAGAAAGAATTGGTGCAAGACGTAGAGTTGAAACCAACGACTCCGATCAGCACACCGGATATTGAAGTAGAACAGGTACAAAGAGAAATAATCTTTGAACCAAACCCCGGTCCACAGACAGACTTTCTAGCTTCAACAGAGCAGGAAGTCTTATATGGAGGATCTGCAGGTGGTGGTAAGTCATATGCAATGATAGCCGACCCTGTTAGGTACTTAAATAATCCAAATGCTCGTATGCTTCTGGTACGTAGAAGCACTGAAGAGCTAAGAGAACTTATCTCTGTATCTAAGCAACTATACCCCAAAGCAATTCCGGGTATAAAGTTTATGGAAAGAGATAAGACTTGGGTAGCCCCTAGTGGAGCTACACTCTGGATGTCATACCTTGACCGTGACGATGACGTTATGAGATATCAGGGACAGGCATTTAACTGGATTGGTTTTGACGAATTAACGCAATGGCCTACACCCTATCCTTGGAACTATATGAGGTCACGTCTTCGTACAACCAAAGCTAGTGGGCTACCTTTATATATGAGAGCAACTAGTAACCCCGGTGGTCCGGGCCATCAGTGGGTTAAGAAAACTTTTATAGATCCAGAGACACCTAATAAACCTTTCTGGGCTACAGACACGGATACTGGTGAGATTATCTGCTGGCCTAAAGGTCACACTAAAGAAGATGAGCCGTTATTTAAACGTAGGTTTATACCTGCTAACTTATTTGACAACCCTTATCTATCAGATGATGGAATGTACGAAGCTAATCTTCTGTCGTTACCAGAACACCAACGTAGACAGTTACTAGAAGGTGACTGGGATATAAACGAAGGGGCAGCATTCCCAGAGTTTAATCGAAAGATTCATGTTGTAGAACCTTTTGATATTCCAAACAGCTGGCCTAGATTTAGGGCATGTGACTATGGTTATGGTTCTTACACTGGAGTTGTATGGATAGCAGTTGCACCTGACGAACAACTAATAGTATATCGTGAAATGTATGTCAGTAAAGTTCTTGCAACAGATTTAGCTGATTTAATTTTACAAACAGAGTCAGAAGAAAAAATACGTTACGGTGTTCTTGACTCTTCACTATGGCACAAACGTGGTGACACTGGTCCAAGTCTGGCAGAACAAATGATTGTTCGTGGTTGCAGATGGAGACCTGCAGATAGATCAAAAGGATCTCGTGTCTCAGGTAAGAATGAAATACACAGAAGACTACAGGTAGATGAGTTTACAGAACAACCCAGAATGGTAATATTTAATAACTGTAAAAATTTAATTTCGCAACTACCGGCTATACCTTTAGATAAAAATAATCCAGAGGATGTAGATACAAAATCAGAAGACCACCTTTACGATGCTTTAAGGTATGGTGTTATGACAAGACCGAAGAGTAGTTTGTTTGATTATACACCTGTTTCAAACACAGGGTTTCAAGCAAGCGATGCAACTTTTGGATACTGATATGTTAGTAACTTGTCCTAAGTGTTCAATAATTTATAACACGGATAAGTTTGATAGTTGTCCTAAATGTCAAGAACAATACGATTTTGATAACGGACCTTGGAAGGTAAAATAATGGCAGAAGAAGACGAAACTTTTGAAAACGAAATGGCAATGGACTCTATAGAAAGTCAAGCTGTTGAAGATATGGATAAAGAAACATACTCAGATCCTTTATCAGGAACCATTGTAGGCTTAGTTCAAGATCGTTATAGTAAAGCTTCTACAGCTCGTGAGACAGAAGAGCAACGTTGGGTAAAAGCTTATCGTAACTATCGTGGTTTATACGGACCAGATGTTCAATTTACTTCCACAGAAAAATCTCAAGTATTTGTTAAGGTTACAAAAACAAAAGTACTTGCAGCTTATGGTCAGATTGTAGAAGTTCTTTTTGGAAACAACAAGTTTCCTATATCTATAGACCCAACAACTTTACCAGAGGGTGCAGCTGAGTCTGTACACTTTGAGTCTAATGATCAGATGGATGAAGCCAAACAACAGTTTGCCCCAGAAGATACAAAACTTAGACCCGGTGAAACTATCGTAGATCTGACTGAGCGTTTAGCTAGTATGGAACAAAAGCTAACACCAGTCGTAGATAAGCTAGAAGAGGGTGAAGGTAAAACACCCACAGAAATTACTATACATCCAGCAATGATCTCAGCTAAAAAGATGGAAAAGAAAATCCATGATCAGCTAGAAGAGTCCGGTGCAAAAAAACAATTACGAGTTGCAGCTTTTGAAACTGCATTGTTTGGCACAGGAATTATGAAAGGTCCGTTTGCTGTAGACAAAGAATATTCTAATTGGAATGATGATGGTGAATACGCACCTACGTTTAAAACAGTCCCACAAACTTCTTCTGTATCTATCTGGAACTTCTATCCAGACCCAGATGCAGCTAATATGGACGAGGCCGAGTACGTAGTAGAAAGACACAAGATGTCTAGATCTCAAATACGTTCTCTAAAGAATCGTCCTTTCTTCCGTGCAAATGCCATCGACACTTCAATATCTATGGGTGAGTCTTATACCAAGGAGTGGTGGGAGCAAGTCATGGAAGATGATGCTCAGGAATCTAGATCCGAAAGGTTTGAAGTTCTTGAGTTTTGGGGGAACGTTGATACTGATGTCTTAGAAGGACATGATGTAGACATTCCAGATGAACTAAAAGATATGGAGCAAGTCTCTGTAAACATTTGGACATGTAATGGTCAAGTCCTAAGACTTGTCATGAATCCGTTCACCCCATCTATTATACCTTACTATGCAGTTCCATATGAGGTAAACCCATACAATATGTTTGGCGTTGGTCTAGCAGAAAACATGGACGATACCCAAACACTAATGAATGGTTTTATGCGTATGGCAGTTGATAACGCTGCATTGTCGGGTAACATGCTCATCGAGGTTGATGAGACAAACCTAACTCCGGGTCAAGACTTGTCGGTATATCCCGGCAAGGTCTTCCGCAGACAGGGCGGTGCTCCGGGTCAGGCAATTTTTGGAACTAAGTTTCCTAATGTATCAAATGAAAACATGCAGATGTTTGATAAAGCGAGGGTACTAGCAGATGAGTCTACAGGTTTCCCATCTTTTGCACATGGTCAAACAGGAGTTCAAGGAGTGGGGCGTACTGCTTCTGGAATCAGTATGCTTATGTCTGCTGCTAACGGCAGCATACGTAATGTTATCAAAAATGTGGATGATTATTTACTAGCACCGATAGCAAAATCATTCTATCACTTTAACATGCAGTTTGACTTTGATCCACAGATTAAAGGTGACTTAGATGTAAAGGCTCGTGGTACTGAATCACTGATGGCTAATGAGGTACGTAGCCAGAGACTGATGCAGTTCCTACAAGTTGTACAGAATCCAGTACTAGCACCGTTTGCTAAGATGGATTATATCATTCGTGAGATTGCTAAGTCTATGGACCTTGACCCAGATAAGCTAACTAACTCTATGTCTGATGCTGCAGTACAGGCAGAGATACTTAAAAAGTTTCAAGAAGCAAACCCACCACCCCAACAACAACCACAAGTTGGACCTGATGGACAGCCAATAGCTCCACAGGGGCAAGGAGCGCCTCCACAAGTACAGGATACCGCTGGAGGTGGGGGTGGTAACATCGGTATAGGTACAGCACCTCAGCCGGGAGAACAGGGCTTCTCAGCTAATACTGGCCAACAGGGTGCTGCATGAGCCTAAAATTAGTAGTTAATAATAAACCTCAATGGGATGCAATGCTTGATGAGTTTAATATTCGTATTGCATTTGCTTATCGACAGTTAGAACAGCGAACAGAGATTGAAGAGATATACAGACTTCAAGGAGAGATTCGTGCATTAAAATCTTTAGCTATGCTTAGGGACAGAGTAAACAACGATGGCTGAAAATCTTGCCAAACAAATGGATAGTCTGTTTGATGCTGAAGGTCGAAGAAGACGTAAAGACAGACCTGTAGTTGAAGAGTATGTACATCCTCTAACAACTGTACCATTTTTTGATAGACCACTTGGTGCTAGCACTAGAGACCAAATAAAACTTATAGATGAAGATGGTAATGCTCATTATGAAACTGTACTTGGTGATACATATACAATAAAACTAAATCCTGATCAAAGACGTTTTCATCAAAAATTTCAGGAGGATATTCGTCCAGCTATTGAAAAATATTTTAAAGATCCAACATTACCAACTAAAGAACAAGTAGTTGGTTTTGGTAAGGCAGTACTGGAAGAAACTGTAGATATTGCAAGTATACCGGGAGATGTGTTAACAGGTAAAAAATCTGCAGGTGAAGTTACTAATATGGATATCCTAGATCTAGCTACTCTAACAAGTGTTGGTGCATCAACTTTTAATGTTCCAAAAGATTCATTAAGAATGGCTAGTGTATCTGGAATGTTTGGAAGAAAGAAAACTCCAGTTGAAGAATATCTAACACCAGTTGAAGTTGAATACGGAAAAGAAGTTGTAGATTTAATTGGTTCTATTTCAAAAGATTTAAAAGAACCATCGAAAGTTATTAAGCAAGAAATTAAACCTTTGAAATTTAATGAAGTAACAGACAAAGGTTCTGTTCTTCTAGATAATAAAACTTATGGTAGTAATAGATTTAAAATTTCTATTGGAACTAACGTTTATACAGGCTTAGGTTCAGTATTACAAAAAGGTAGATTAAAAAATACATTATCTGAATATCAGACACAAGCAAGAGATCCAGACTTTTCTAAACAACATAGTCCGGAGGATAGAGATAATTTTGTAAAACAAACTACTGGTATGGTAACTGCTCAAATTGAACAACAGTTTAATACGTTTTTATCAGACAATCCTGCTTTAAATTTAAAGTTGTCTGCAGCTAAAGAATTAAAAGAAAAATATAGACAGTATATTAAAGATGATGATAGTGATATAAATCTCCCTACATTTGCAGATGAAGCAAAATATGATGCTGCATTAAAATTAGAAGATGAGGCAATCCAAGAAATAATAGATAAATTTTTTCTTGAGTCAGGTATTGCATATACTCCAGATCCCGGTCAGTTTTTTAAAGAAAAGAAATTTACATTTGAAGTAACTCGAGTAGACCAAACAGGTGCTCAAGTTGTAGAAAAAATAACAGAACCCGATCATACTGGGTTGTTTAAAGACTTAGGTTGGGATCACGGTGTTTATGATTTTGAAACTGTATTTGGACATGATACATTAAAAAAATATTTTGCTCTTCCACTTAGAAGAGTTCTAAAAAAAGAATTTGGTAGCACTGCTGGTATAATAGATTCAAACACTAAAATAGTTAAACCGGGTTCTGGTGATTACAGTCGTGGCCTTGGCAGTTATACTTTTCCAGAATTATCATTTCAAGATATAGTAGATTCCTATGATAAAAATTTAATTAGGTCAGAATCTAGTTCACTTGGAAAGTTTGAAAATCTTGGTAAAGAAATACTATATGATTTTATAGATAAAAAATTATATGTAGACGGTAAACTAAATACAGAAAAGTTAACTGAAACTGTACTGGGTGCAGATCTTTTAAAGTTACTTGAAAACGATCCTAGAATGAATGTTAAAAACATTCCTGAGTTTATGAAAACTCAAGAGTTTAAAAATAGAAAGATTACTCTTCAAGATGTTGGAGAGGACATAATAGATGATTTTACTAATGAAAGTTTTAATGTTAGTGCTAAACCATTAGATCAACCTAAACACGCTGACTTGCAACTACAAAGGGATGCTGGATTTGAAGGCGGTGTTAAAGATTATACTTACGAAGTTCCTATATTGGGTCGCACTGGGTCTTTAAGTTCAAAAAGTTTTACTCCAAATAGAGATCACTATGGTAATGATACACTATCTCATGTAAGATTTACTGTATATAATCCTAATGCAGGTGTAGGTAGGTATAGTGCAACGGATGGATTTTTTGACGAGTTAATTAAAGATAAAGATTTTATTTTAGTAGAAGAACTTCAATCAGACTTATTATCTAAAAAGTGGCAAAAATTTAAAAAGATTCCTTATAAAGTAGAAAATACTAGAAAAATTATAGATGACGATATAAAAAACTATTCTGATGAGACAGTGTTTGAAGACCAAGGGGTAGAATTAATTAAAGAATACGCAGATGATCTTGCAAAAGATATGACTGAATTTTTTGATCAACTAGATAATAAACTTCCAATAGAAAAAATTGAAGGGCCAGATACTGAGTTAGGTATATTGGACTATACTGATGATTTAGCTGAGGATGCTTACACTGATCTAAAAAATAAATATAGAAAACTTATAGAGAAACAAATGCTAGATGGAAAAATTGATCCGCAGCAAGAAATTTATGCTAACAACCTTTTAAAGATTATTCTGGCAAAAGTACGAAATCCACAACAATTTATGAGACCCTCCAGAAAATTTTATGGCAATGATTTATATCAACAAAGAGCTACAAACATGATGGCAAGAGCAAATCCAGATCAATTTAGTAGCCCTCCTATTAAAAATAATATTGAATCTGTTGAGTTAAATATACAAGCTTTAATTAATCAAGCTAATAATATGGGTATAGATAGAATTGTTATTCCTAACTTTGATATGATTGCTGCAAGAAGATTTAGTGGTGATGAATTAGAAGCTGCAATAAACAATAAATCAATTAAGAAGGATGCTAATCGTAGTCCTATGTATGATGAAAATGATAAGCCAGTTCTTACAGAAGGTAATGCTCTTTATAGAAACTATGTAACAGATTTAGAAAAAGCTTTAGATAAATTTAAAAAAGAATATCCAGAAATAAAAATAGAAACTGGTGTAGAATTACCTTATCGACCTAGTATGTCAACTCAGCAAACTAAGTATGACGGTCTTAGGACAGAAGGTATTGTAATTGACATATCAGAACTGAAAGAAATATACGATTTAGAAAAACCAAAGTTTAGTGGTGGAGGACTTGTCCGTGAGTAAGAAAAAACCTAAGAATCGTTATGAAGAATTTGTAAAACCAAAGTTTGATGATTTTGTAAATTACATAAAAGATGCATTAAAAGATATAGATAATCCATTTGAGGATGTTTCTTTTGCAGTAGGTACTGGAGTTGAACGTGCTTTTAAACAAATGGTAAAAAGAGATCAACAAAGAGCTAAAGAAACTTTTCCAGATTTATATAAAAGGTGGAAAAGTGGTGAAGAATTTAATAAAGGTGGTACAGTTATGAAAGATCAAATGCAAATGGCCTTCATGCAAGAAGGTGGTTTAAAAGATGACGGTATGGATGTAGATCCAGTGTCAGGTAATGATGTTCCTCCGGGTTCTATGGCTAGTGAGGTTAGAGATGATATCCCTGCTCAACTATCCGAAGGTGAGTATGTAGTTCCTGCTGATGTCGTTCAATACTTTGGTGTAAAGTTTTTTGAAGATTTAAGAATGGAAGCTAAAAGAGGTTTAGCTGACATGGAATCTAATGGTAGAATAGGTGGAGAGCCTATGGATATGCCAATGGATGGTATGAATCAGGGTGGTATGATGCAAGGTAACGAGCAAACAATGCCAGTAGATACAGGGGTAGGATACAACGTTGGTGGTGCTACATCAAACCCTTATAACGATCCTACTAAAATGGATCAGCAAGTTAGCAACGTTATGGCTGACAACCCACAAAATATGGATATGCAAAACCGTACTCAAGCTATGATGAGTCCAGAACAAATGGATCAAGCTAACCCACCCCCACCTCCTAGAGGTTTTAATCCCGGTGGTTCAGTAGTTCCAATGCCAACAGTTCCTAACATAGATGCTGACTCAGCAGCAGCTTATAATTACATTGCAAGTCCTACAACTATAAATCCAATATTTGCAACTCCGGGTGCTACCTACATGGCTCCTCCAGATCCAGCAGAGATGGTTTCTAATACTCCAGTTGATACTCCTTCAGATGAATATTGCGATAAGGTAGGTATGGACTATGATCCAACTGCAAAAATGTGTATACCCAGACCAGTAACTATAGCTCCTGAACAAGGTGGTGGTGATGGTGACGGTGCTCCAGAAGTTCCAAAAGTAGATCCGGGTAAATGGATGGAAGAATTTGATTATAGTGGTACTGACGAGGGTATGCAAAACTTACTACAACAAAGTTTAGATCTACTAGATCCACCAGAAAGAACGGGGCTAGGTGAAGTAGTTGGTGGTATATTAGATAAGGGAATCTTTGGTAAGTTTAGTGCAGGAAGTAACGCTGCAAAAGTTGCTGCCAACATGATTTTACTTGATCATTATGGTGTAGATACAACAGCATTAAATACAAAATATCAAGATTATGTAAAAACTAACTTAAGTGGTGTTCCAAAAGGACTTTATAATGGAGACTCGTTTGCTAAACAAATTGCTATAAAACATGGTTTAAGTTTAAGTCTTAGTGCAGAAGATCCTTTTGGAGATAAAATATTTAAAGGTAGAGATGACTACAGAAAGTTTCTTGAAAACGATGAAAGAAAAGAAAACATCAGAAGTAGATATTCAAAAATGGATATTAGTCCTCTGAAAAGCACAGGTAAAGAGTTAACTGAGAAACAAAAACAAGATGCTAAGAGCGATGCTGGATTATCTAAAGTAGATGCTATTGTTGCTCAACAGGGTGATGATGGACCAAGTGCTGCACAAATAGCTGCTGCTCGAAAAAGAGGTGATGAAGAAAATAAAAGACAGCAACAAAAA